CCGCCATTCTCTATAAGTCCATTAGTAAAAACTTGAGGGGAGCGAACTCCCCCCTCGTTTTATTACTCTTTGCTATTAACCAGCAGTGTAAGCTAGCTTGATAACACCTTCAGCACCAGTAGCGCCAGCTACTAGCTCATTGAAGCCAAGAGACTGGCTACCAACGATAACACGACGCTGATTACCAACCTCGTAGTCTTGCTCAACTGTTACGCCACGTAGACGTGGGATAACGTAGTTGCGAGTGTTAACAGCTACAGCTGCAGTGTTGCCATCTGCAGTACCTGACAGAGCGTCAGTTACAACAACTGGTGAACCAAATACAGAACCTACCTGACCGATGAGCTTAGTAGCAACATCAGAACCAACGTCAGTGACGTCTTGGAAAGCTGTGTCTTGGAGCAGGTCGTTATAAGCTTCTACCGATACGATATAAGCAACGTCCATTGGGTTGATACCATACTTACCCATTGCTCGACGAGCAGTTAGGAAGTCAGATGCAACGATTTGATCAACAGAACCAGCTGCAGCGATATCGGTAGCAGTTGGAGCGAAGTCAGTTAGACCGCTGATAGAAGTACCAGAGTCACCGTTTACAACCATGCTGTCTACTGCACGAGCGTGAGCACGGGCAACAGCATCAGTAAGCATAGGCAACAAGTTAACCAATACTTTCTCATCAATATCATTCTCAAGGAATGTAGATGAAATCAGACGATGTGCTTTCAACAATACTTGGCTAGAAGCGAAGTTGTTGCTTGATCCACCGTTGTTCTGCAAGTTTGCAGCGAAAGCAGAACCAGAACCAAACGCAGCAGGATCGGAATCAGGCTGGATAGGCAGTACAGTTGCTTGGCTTTCTACTTGGATCTCACGGAACAAGTTAGCAGCAGTAAGGTTCAAGCGAATTTCTTGCTCGATTGCTTGCTGAACAGTTACATCGATACCAGCAGCGGAAGTAGCAGTGTATGTTACACCAGCTTTTTCCATTAGGCCTTTGGCAAAATCGGTCTCATAACCTTTACCAGTAATAGTACCAAGGAGGTTAGCCTGCATAAATTCTTTACCGAACTTAGACAGATCGCCACCACGGCCGCTGAAAGTCTTCTTGCTATTTTGCATAGCTTCGATTTCAGCTTTCTTTTCTTCGAGTTCTTTGCTAAAAGAAGCAAGAACTTCGCCCATCTTGGCATCTTTTTCAGACATTTTTGCTTCAACGTCTGCCATTAGAGCTTCAACACCCGATGCAACACCAGTGTTAACTACAGTCTTAATTGACTCTGCTTCCAAAGCTTTTGCTTCGGCAGCGTCTTGCGCAGCTTTAGCTTGTGCTTCGGCAGCGGCTTTCTCTTCGGCTTGCTTAACAGCAATCTTAGCGGCAGTATCTTCTGCTACTTTTTTTGCAAAAGCTTCCAAGTCGATTTGATTTTCCATCTTGATCTCCTGATCTGCGGTATTTACCGCGCTTTTCGGTGTGTCACTAGCTATGCTAGAAGTATTAACTTCGTCCTTAGCCAGAGACTGACCGGCTAGATCTACACGATTTTTGAAAGTTTTTTTGAATTCTTCGTACTCATCAGATGAGTCAAAAGATTTCGCGAGCGAAAAAGTAGCTGATTCATTGCATGGTACAGATACTACCGATACCTCAAATAATTCAGCGTCCTTAATCTTTAGTCCGTCGGTTTCCTCTAAGTAATCAGCGTCCTTGACTCGAAAACCAACAGAAAAGGCTCCAAGAACACCGTCTTTAACTAACTGTGCAACATTAGCAGGCGCCGCCTTACTAATTTTACATTCTAACTCCAACCCATTAGGACCAGCTTTCAGTCCTGTGGCTCGGCCAATTGGCTTGTCATAATCATGATTAAACAAGATAATTGGATTTTTTTCAAAATTATTCAGTCCGCCTTTCATCCAGGCTTCTGCTGAGATCGAGTCACCCGCGCGATCAAAATCAGCTGTACTTGCCATACCACGAATCATTACTGATCCATCGTCGCCCTCTGAGAGAGCTTTGAAAGTAGACGTTAGATTAAAAATCTTATTCATCTATTGCTTCCTTTTTAACTGCTGGTTTAACAGCAGGCTTGACCGCCTTTTTAGGTGCAGGCTTAGGTGCAGGCTTAGGCACTGCCTTGGGGGCAGGTTTATTAAGCTCTGTCCAATAAGAAGTCTTTTTAAAGTCTGTCATCATACCATCGTACGTCTTAAAAAGTCTCTTAATTATAAAGCCAGGTACTGGTTGGTCTGGTGCATTAACGTACTCTAGCTGGGTGTAGATCTTGCCTTTTAAAGCAAAATATTTACCAATTTGCTGCAAAGCTTGTGCTTGCTTTTTTCTATTCATCGTCAGATTCCTCTGTTGGCCTTCCGCCCTCTGAAGGGTTAGCTGCAGATCCTGCAATATTTGCAGGAACTCGTATTCCTTCTGCCTCGTCTACTTCATCATACCCTAGAGCTCTTCGAGCTTCATTAGGGGATATGATACCGCCATTTACTAATGACGTATAGTACGCTGCGCTATCACGTAGTTCAGGCTGCAGTGCGGGTATATTAGTTATGTCTTCGCTTATCTCATACCCAAAATATCTGCTAGTTGCAAAATTGATTTTTCGAACTATAGGTAATATAGTCTCCAAATAATAAAGTCGTAGATTTGGGCGAATATTAGCATTATTTCCGGAATCCATCAAAATAGGAGGTATTCCGAGTGCCTTCAGAACAATCTTTTCGTTTTCTTCGATTGATGCTTGAAAGTCTAATTCTTTAAAATTTACATTTGTAATAGAGTCTACTTCAATACCGCCATCTAGTATAAGAGGGCGTCTGCCTCCTGTATCTGGTCGATATTTTTGCTGCCAAGATACCATCATACGCTCTTTGATCTTATCAGATAACGTATTTGGAGACTTTAGTACAAGTCCTGGCACTGCTCCGTTCTTAAAGAAATTGTCTTGAAATTTTCTCATAGACTGCATAAGTACCATAGTACGTAGTGCAGGCTTTAATCGAGGAACTCCACGGTATATAGAATGGAAGGAGTTTTCCTTAATATGAATAATCTCATCTGGACTAAATGTAATATCGTGCATAGTAAACTTTTCTATATAAGTATCTTTACTAGCATGAATCTGTACTTCTGATGAGGGCAAATGATATAAGTGCGCTCCATCATAGTACATAAAAATATTTCCGTCTAAAACAAAGTCGGTTACTAAGTTTCTACGAAAACTGTTAATATCTTGGTAAGGATTAGGAGACTTATTTAGTAGTAGCTCTACTTTTGCTCTCTTTACTCCTGTAGTAACACCTCTAAAAGCATTCTCTCTAGATACTAGAGTAGGAATCTCTGCAACATCATCTACAATCATGTTTACGCCACGATTGACAATTTCTAAATCTTCATACGCAGACTCATAACTAAAAGTAGGTTCACGAGATGACTCAATGTCCCGCCCCATATAAGATTGAGCAGGATTCAATTTTTCTTTGTTACCAAATAGGTTATTATACCATGCCATGCTTTTCTCTTTGAATCTCTACCCAACGCACTTGCTTTTTTGCAGTAGCTAAGCTTGGATTTCTTCCATAAATGGAATGTAGTTGTAAGTGATGAGTATGACATAGTGTAACTGTATGATCGTACAGCTCTGCCTTTTTCTCTTCTATGAATTCATCTCTCCAGATTATTATGTATTCATCAGTGTAATGCTCTGGTCTGATTTTTTGCTTCTCTTTTAGCCAGCTTTTCAACAAAGGGCTTAGAGAGTAAAAATGGTGAAAGTCAAGCTGCTGTGTAGCATCGCAAATTTCACAAGAGTCACCCTTTTCATATTTGGATTTAGCTCGGTCTCTTATATATTTTACTGGATCTCTTTTGAGCTTTTTCATATTTAATAGAATTATAAACGGTGTAAGGTGAATTGTCAACTACTATTTTTGCTCAGGGGTCTTAAAAACCAGACGACTGAGTTTCAAAAGAGTATAGTGCGTATCGTAAAGCATCTGCCATGTGCGATGATCTATTATGCTTGGGCTTTTCTTTAGCTAAGTTAGGATTTGGATCCCACTGATATTGATCTAAGCAAGACAAGACTTCATCGCATCGCTGTTCGACCATTAGACTATTGTTATCTGTTATACCTGCTACGTGCGATATTCCATCTAAAACCGACTTCTTAGCATTTATAGTAGTAATATCGTAG